GGACGAAATTGATAATTCTACCGATTTTGATCAACTTTGTTCCGATTTGGACTTTGAGGATTTGTATGTTATTGATAATTTTGTCTTGTAATCAAAAACCTATCTTATGAAATTACTTCTTTTTGTTCGCTTCCTCAAGGCTTATGGCCTTTATGGGGAGTATCTTGGTGAGCTGAAATGCTGCCAAGGAACCAATTGCACCAATCTGTTTTTTTTGTGATCGGTTAAAACGACTTAAGCCCAGTCGTTATATTTCTGGTTCGATTGATTGGAATAAAACTTCTCGTGGTTCTTATTTTTGGTCCATGGTGAATGATGCTTGGCTTGATTATTTGAATTGGTATACTTTAATGGATTAATTATTATGCAGACTATTATTCGTATTCTTGGCGCAGGTGTTCCTGTTTTTGATTACAAGACAAAATTATCAATAACATACAAATCCTCAAAGTCCAAATCGGAACAAAGTTGATCAAAATCGGTAGAATTATCAATTTCGTCCCTTAAACTCGCGTCTAGAAACATGAGTTCCGCCAATGTATTCTCCTTGTGATCCATAATTATCACGTGTTTCTTCTACAATAGAACGGGAAGATCCAGTATTGCGAATAGTCTTAGCTCCAACATAAGAACCAGTAATATCCATAGCTCCAGCTATAACTTCTTTCGCCACAGCATAACCTAACGCATTCTTCGCAGAGCGATTAGAAAACCAATTACCGGCAACACCTTGCTTACCAGAAGTAAGAGTAAGACCCAAGAGGATTTTTTGCATCTCCTCCCCTGTCATCTCAATAGTCTTACCGTTAGGCTTACCATTTTCGTCAACGTCGGGAACAGGAATCTTAGTATTCCAATTCAACTGAAACCACTTCTGAGCATCCTGAACAGAAATCTGTTGATGCTCAGCTTGAGCAGAAGTAAGAACATACTGAGCCTTGAGAAGAGCAACGGAAGCAGACATATACTCATCAAGGTATTTATTGCGACCCTTGATATTCTCATATTCTTCTTTCATGATACCAACACGAGCGATAATCTCCTCGAGAGCATAACCGGAAGTAGTCTCCGTAAGCCAAGCGTTAACTTTCTCAATATCACGCTGAGCAGCCAACATATCAAGCTTAATATCAGCAGAAATATCTTCCTTACCACGAATAGAGAGATCTAAAGCGTCCATAGCCTTACGCCATTCAGCAGAATGCGTATCACCACGAGTCTGATCAGCTTCAGCACGATCACGATCGGCAGCAGCTTCATTACGCTCACGCTCAGAAGCAACAAGACTAATGCGAGCAGCAGCAAGAGGATCACCAGAGAAAGTCTGAGGAGAACCGATAGGAGCACCACCGGAAGGACCAGAGCCGCCAGAAGGGGCACCACCAGAAGAAGTAGGAACAGTGGCAGAAACACCAACACCAGAAGAGCCAAGAACAGCGGCAGGGGTAACGCCAGCCTTGAGATAGCGCTCAAAAACCTTAGAGGGATCATTATAAGCGTTCTCATAGTCGAACATCTCCTTGTCATGAACAAGTTGATATTCAGCAGATTTGGCCATCTGTTCAAGAGCATACTGCTGCTGGAGCTTCATTTGCTTTTGCTGATATTTCCATTGACGACGAGCGGCAATACCACCAAAAAGGGCATTACCAAGACCAGAACCACCAGCATTACCAAAAGAAGTAGCAGCATTAGAACCCATGCCTTGGAAAACAGATGTAAGATAGGGAGACATGGCTAAAGTTTTTTTATGTTACCACGAGAATCGTAAGTTATAGTCATCACAATAGAGTCTTTCCCGGAGAAAGAGGTAGCAGTCTGCTGAACGCGATGCGAAGTGGCACAACCAGTAACAAAAAACGCCGTAAGAGCAGCGACAATGGAGGCAATAAGCGTCCAAAACTTTTTTGAAGTGATAAGCTGTTTAAATGTCATAGCAGTAGAAAACGATTAAAGAAATGCGCGGCCTCTCCGGCAGTCGCTACCAAAAAACCTATCAAGCATTCACGAACTCTGCTCGAAGGGGTCCGCGCACGTAGCATATATCGTCAAGTAAAGAGATCTACTATTTCTTTTCAGAATCGGTAGGCGTCGAACTGGACTGTTTTACATCTAACTGAGAATCAATAAGTTCCTGGCCTACTTCAAGACCATCGAATTTATCCATCCTCGAATACGAATTAGGATCGAAATCCAGATCCGGATCATACTTTTCTCCTTTATCCCAATCAGATTGAGTAGCCACAATATCGGGCCGACCGGGAAGAACATCAACAGAACCAGAACCGTCAAGAACAGAACAAATGCGCCGTCCTCGAGAAACATATTGAGCAGGAGTCTCAAAAAGCCAATCAAGTGCCATGATATACAAATTAACGGTTAGACAAACGAGTAGCAAAAGTCTTATTTACCAAATTCTTCTTCTGAACCGAATATGCTAAATTAACGAAAAAGTTATCCTCAACGTCCGAAAGAAAAGGAGAATTAACGGAAACCATATCAACAAAAAGATACGGGTAGTAATACATCGGATTAGACGTACCAATAACACCAATTTTTGCGGAACGCTGCTGAACCCAATACGAATACAAAGGAACTTGAGCACCAGCAATAGGAACAGTTCCAGCGGTAGTCTGAAGCTGGCCGAGAACCTCATCATAGGAAGAGCGGAATTCATTGAAACACGGCTCATTAGCAACAACAGTGGAGGAAGATGCAGCAGATCCAAAAAAGCCAAGGCGAGCGGCCGGAACATTCTGATAACCGATGTCGTTGTAGATAGGATTGAAATAATCGGCTCCCCTGTAGTCCAAGTAATCAGGCCGAATCCCGGTCCAATAATAAACCGGGCGAATGCTAAGCATATCAATCATATAACCAGGCTCACGGAAGTAGTACGACTGACGGCGACCGAGCCGGGTATTAAAAGCGATAGCACCACCTTGCTGGCCAAGAGGAGGAGTAGAAGCATCACCCGCGAAATTGTTAGAACCAGACTGATTCATAACAACCTGCACATTTACAGTCTGCGAAGCGCTAAACAAAAGTTTAGGACGGTCAACATGCTCGATACGCGAAGCAAAGAAAGTCTCAAGCCAATCCGAGTAACGCGAACCTCCAGCACCAAGAAGATCTTTGTACTCCTGAAGACGCGAAGCAATAGCCAACTGGGGAATCGTAGTAACTCCAGTCATGGAAACATCGCTCGACGTACCATTCGGAAGAAGACGGCTAAACCGATCAGGGTTCGAAGGAACAACAGCCATGGGGTGAGCCATCAGCATAACAGTATAAAGAATCGTAGACGCAGATGTAGAAGGCGCCGCAACATCAAACTGGGACGTAGGAGCATTCGGGAGATCAACCGAGCCATCAGAAACCGGGGCAACAGGAAAGCCCGTCGAAGGCTCGGGTAAAGATGAAACATCAGAGCGGATAATCTGATAGGCAAGGTTAATACGATTATACGTACCATTTGAACTCTCAACAGCAGAGGGATAGAACTGACTCTCGAAATAGGCATCAAGACTCTCGACAGACCCTACACGCTGAGAAAAGAACCGAGCCGGAGTGGAAGAACCAGGATAAGTAAAGAGATACTCCGATCCAGTATAACCAACACGCCAGGTAGCGGGCCAGGCAAACGAATAGATTGACCATTGCGAATAAGAGTAATAATTGCGAACAATATCCCAATAAGCCAGGTAAGAATCCGCACTCGCATAAAGAAATTCATTCCCAGCGCCGGCATTGGTCAGATCAACCTGATTATAATTAGGGGAAGTTCCATTGCCGTATTCGTGGTTGCAGATGCGAAGCCAGTTAAAAAGACTGTTAGAAAACGCCGAGGTCGATCCATTAAAAAGTCCGGCAGTAGAGGGATTAACGGAAGTAGGCAACCAATTCCATGACAAATTATTCATGTCAAAGTTGCTGCTATTCGTCCTCATCTCCGGATGATAAAGCTGCAACGGGACCCAGAAACGATGAAGCCGTACCGTATAGGGATTAAACGACGGTACAGCAAGGGGATTCGATCGAACATCAATACCCTGGGAAATCGTCACACGATCGCGGGCATTAATAAAGTCGATACGTGCCGGATACAAAATTCCCGGAGTGCAAGAAAATGCCTTGCTCTCGGGAACATCATACCGAGAATAACCATTCACAGCATGTGAAATAAAAGGTTGTTTACCCATAAAACTAAGTTATTATTAAACCATAATTATCTTTCCAGAACAGAAAGATGTCTTCATCCAACCACACAGGAGGGTCGAATTCAGGCATCTTACCTGCGCTGCGAAATTCATACATTTTTTTTAACTCCCAACTATACGACGCTCGAGAGGATACGGCGGAAGAGAGGGCCTTAAGCGCAACACACTTAGAAACAATATAACGAACCAAAGGAGACTTGCTAAAACGTGCGTAAGCGTCAGCAGAAAGAATTGCACGAGTCTCCTTCTCGGCTTCTGTAAGATATCTATCATAATAACGAGGGATCGCATAATTAAACGAGTGGCCAGAAAGATCAGGATCCGCATAAGACCATAAACGAACACGCCGGCTAGGACGAGGCATAATACCGAGATAATCACCGACTCCGGCTGAGACAAATTTCCGAGTATAACGCCTATGCTGAAGCAAGGCAGAAAGTGGGATATCAACATCATTGATTCTTACTGTTTTTCCTGCAACATCAACAGGATTAAATTTAATTTGTTTAGTAACATACTTAACACAATAACGAGCTCGCTTTACATTAGCCTTAGCAAGCCAAATGTGACCTAAGTCAGCAACGGCGCTGCGCAAAGTATTATATAAAACATCAGTACCGAACAAAAAGCCATGAAAATGTAGGCGAGGCTCCGTACCAGCCTCCGGGTGCGTACCAAATTCCTGAAAGAACGCATGTTTGAAAGAATGTCCAATGCGATGACGGACACGTTCATTCCAACGACGAATAAAACCAGAAGGATCAATAAGAGCATCTTTATAATATTTGGGAGAAATGGTTATAGTAATAAAAATGGCCTGCCGTGATTCAACCTTGCAGCGGGCGAGCTCGCGTTCTAACCTGACAAACCAATCATTACGCTGACGACGAAGGCAATCATCGCAATGCCCACAAGGAACCATAATCCATTGACGGGCGACATCCCACGGACGAAGAGCCAATGCGGACTTATGATCCACATCAACGTTGAAACCAACGCGGGGTCTCTTTTTATCATAATAACGACGATTACGAATCCATATGGGATGTTGGCAGGCCATTAAAAAACAGATTGTAATATATCGTAAAAACGAGTAGGATGAGCCTTGCGGGAAGAGACAAGAAACTCAGCAGCATCATCAATATGCTCAAACCAGGCAATAATAATACGCTTATCTCGATGATAAATACCAACAGACCAACGAAATTTTATATCACCAGAACGAGGACCATAAATAGGTCTATTTGCATCATATTGATCCATAAGAGTCATTTAAGGGGTTCGATTCGGCCGAGGCCGACTGCGAACAAATGGAAGAATCCCCGAAAACAGAGTACGCTAAAGCGCTCCAGTGGTCTCGATTTCACCGAACGCATCACACATCGGAGTTTTCGGGGATTCTGTTGTTAGAGAACTTTGCCGCCAAGAGGGCGAACTACAACGCGAGAACCACTACGCGTCTTTTTCTTTCGTCGGCTCATCGTCATTGAGATTAAATACAACAAAATTGGGATAGAATTGCATGCCAGCAAAATGGGGATGATTCGTGATAAGTTTGGCAACCTTGCCAAGGTTGGCAGAAGTAACGTAAGCCTGAGTACCAAGAAGCGTGTCAAAAGTAATAAATTCCGCAATAGCCGGAAGTTTCCGAGTCACGCAATCCTTAAAATTATCAGCGATCTTAAACTGACCTTCAATAATTTCACCAATGGCAAAATCAAAAACAGGAACACCTGCGCCAAGAATACGAATAATAGTCTGCATAATAATTAATCCATTAAAGTATACCAATTCAAATAATCAAGCCAAGCATCATTCACCATGGACCAAAAATAAGAACCACGAGAAGTTTTATTCCAATCAATCGAACCAGAAATATAACGACTGGGCTTAAGTCGTTTTAACCGATCACAAAAAAAACAGATTGGTGCAATTGGTTCCTTGGCAGCATTTCAGCTCACCAAGATACTCCCCATAAAGGCCATAAGCCTTGAGGAAGCGAACAAAAAGAAGTAATTTCATAAGATAGGTTTTTGATTACAAGACAAAATTATCAATAACATACAAATCCTCAAAGTCCAAATCGGAACAAAGTTGATCAAAATCGGTAGAATTATCAATTTCGTCC